TTATTGCAATTCTTTTAACACGTCAACTACTTTTTCTATCGTCACGGTTTCGTGTGGCCTAACTTCTTCATTAGGTAATACGTAATCAAATATCAATCCGTTTTTACGTACGATCATCACTGTGTCTTTTTTGATATAGCCATCATCAATAGCTTGCTTAAATTCATCGTATGTTAGCATAACTTTCCTCCTATTATACTATTCGAAATTAATTCGCAAAAACTATTATATTTGTGATAAAATTAAACAAAAAAAGGAGGGCCTTAATATGGCTAAAAAACTTAAAAACTTACTCTTAAAAATAGCAGTTGCATCTCTCGCATCATTCTCTATAATAACGACACAGACACATTGCTATGATGTTGCTTTCGCTGAGCCTATACCAACCAATCAAACTTATGGAAAATACAGCGACTATTATACTATAATCGGCGAATCAAACATTAATAAGACTGCATTTCCTAAGATATATAAAACAACCGAAAAGGTTTACAAAGGGCATGGTACAAGCCAAAAAAAAGTGACAGTATCTGATGTAATATATGAGCCGTTAGACGGTTATAAACGTTCAAAAGGCGCGTACGGTATTATTACTAAAGATATGATTGATATGTCGAAGGGGTATCGCGAAAAATGGGAAACTAATCCTGAGCCAAGCGGTTGGTTCAGATTCTATAATAGAATTGATAACCAAGAAATCAGTGAAAAAGAATATGATTCAAGACGAACTAAATCATACAAAGTTACTAATAATACACCTGTCGTTTTAACAACATTAAAAGGCAAAAAATATAATAGTCATTTATTTGTACGTAGTCACCTCTTTGCTGATAGTCTAGGAGGAAAATCGATTCGTAAAAATGTTATTACCGGGACCCAAATGCAAAATGTTGGAACTCGTAAAGGTGGCATGCAATATATTGAGAAAAAAGTTTTAAGTCATGTAACTAAAAATCCTGATGTACATGTCTTTTACAGTGCTATTCCTGAATATCAAGGAACAGAGTTATTGCCCAGATCAGTGTTAGTATCTGCATTGTCTTCTGATGGAATTATTAACGAAACTATTCGTGTCTTCAATACTGCTGATGGGTTCAATATCGACTACCAAAAGGGTGGGCTTCTGACAGAAAAACCTACTATTGAAGATAGTGTTCTCGCTGAAGACACTGCGGAAAATGAAATAGAAATTGCTGAAGACGAAATTGAAGAAAATACAGAGGCAAATACATTAAAAAAAAGCGATGAAAATATCGGTTCACAAAAAACTGTCTATGTGGCAAGCAATGGACAGTCTAATGTATATTGGTACAGTAAAGAAAGTATGCCTAAAAATGTAAATTTAAACAAAGTCATGGAAATGAGCGAACAAACTGCTTTAGCTAGAGGTAAGCACCACTCTTCTACAGAAAAAGATTAAACAACACAAAAACGCCCAGAAATTAATCTGAGCGTTTTTATTTATTAGTCGCTAGTGTCAGGCGATTCTTGCTACAGTGATTAGTTCGTATTTGTGCATGACTGTCAATATTCTGGATATAATACATATCTATGTTGTAGCCTGTTTGCTTACTTCAAAACTAAATCGCTGTTTTATTAAATCGTTTATCTGTTTCGTTGAGTTTATAATTTTAAGTTGGTTTTTAATAAAATCGAAATTATAGTAAGACAACAAATTGATAAAAGCAGAGTTTACAAAAGACGAACTCACTTCGCTAATTCCTTTAAATGAAATTGTCACAACTGTATTCGTGTTAAAATGATGCCTCAATTGTTCGAATAAAATCTCTCCCGCCTCATTATCGTTAGAAAAATTCTTTATTAGTTCTTTTATGGTTAATGTTACCATTCGAATTCTTCCTCCTCTTCTAAATCATATAAATTTTCGTTCGATACATCTATTCGAATCTCGAAAAAAGTACCTGGATATGATTCCTCAGACGTATCACTTTGAATTATTTGATTATCTGATACCGAGACTATACCACAATTAGATATTATTGTAAAGCTTCCGACCCCTCCAGTGGTAAGAGTCTTCACAATATTAGAAAGCCCTGCTCCTCTGTTTTGGGGTATAGTTTCTGCAGAAACTCCTTCTTGAAGAGCGAATTCTATTAGCTTGTTATCTGGATCTTCTTTTTTGAATTTGTTCTTTATGGACTGGGGAATTCCTATCCCGAAATCAGATACAGCTATCACAATTTCCTTTTTGTTAGGATAATACTGTCCAAAAATACATCCTTTAGGTTCTGTAGAATGATCTGAGATATTATTAAAAATTTCATCAATTGCTACACAAATAGAACTAAACTCATTTTTTCTACCAGTTTGTTTTTGTAACCAGTTTTTGAAATCTGTTATTTTCCATTGAGCCACTTGCTTAGCACCAATGAATTGAATTTCAAAAGTGGTTGATCGTAGTTCTGGTTCTTTATAAACTAACTTGTCAAAAACTTTGAAAAAGCCACAGTCTACTAAATATAACATAGCTTGATTCTGGCGTTTATTCAAAGAGTTTTCTTCGCAAATTAACCATTTGATGACTACATCTTTTCTTTTGGTGGCAAAAGTTAGCATATTATATAACGAAATCACTCCGCTAGGCTCGGCAAACTCAATTTTTCTCATATCTACTGTAAGTATTTCACTATCACTTGAGTTGAGCAGTCGATTGAAATTGGTAACAATTTTCGTGATATTAAATCTATTTAATTTTAGAGGAAGCACTAAGTTATTCATTGTTCACAACTTTCTTTATAATGACAATACCATCTTACTATTTTTATAAAGAAAATTCAATATCACAAAACTCCCGACATTTGTCGAGGGTTTTCTTTAAACTGGTTTTTTAATTGCGGTGTATGTTACACCGTTAATTGTTATCTCAATGCTATCAATAACGACATCAATCTTGTCAGTTTGTTCTGTTGCAATATCAGCCTGTTCATTAAATTTATCAAGTGAGCCGTTTTCTTGCTCGATAGCCTTCAAACGACTAGACATACCTACTAAGTAATTTTCGTATCCAGTCGCTGCGTAATCATATTTAGCACCACCAGCCTTAAACATACCTTTTACAGCATCACTAAAAGTCTTAGCACCGCTAACCTTATAGCTACCACCTGAGCGCAAAAGATAGAACCAATCACTCAAGAAGTCATCTACACTATTATAGTGCATGTAATGGCCTCCTTCATTAGATGGTCGAGCTTGACCCTGTGTAACAACCACTCCGCTAGGGCGCTCTCCTTGACCGGTCCACGTCATACCGCCCCAGTTGTTGTCAGCACGACCAACTGCTGATTGGCCCCATAGCCCCTCAAAATGCAACACGGTTATTGCGTAACTTGGCAAAATATCGTGCTCTTTACATTTTTCCAAAATTTTATCTAGCACGTCTTTTTTGAGAACCACACCATTGAAGAGTAGGTCCCCATCTTGTTTGACGGCTGGGCTCTCTTCGGCAATCTTAGGCTCTTTAAGAAGCTCATTGACTTTTGCTTGTACATCACTGTAACTAGAACCTAAAGAGATTTTTCGTTGTTCACCACTGCCGTGCAGTCCAGCGAGAACCTCTTTTGCTAATTCATCGATAGTTTTGGTGCCGACATCGTTGCCGGTAGCACCTTTGTATCGATAAGCATACGAGTACATCCATCCGCTAGCCGCTGCGATTTGATTGTAGTTGTCAATCGTGATGTTGTTATTTGCATAATTACAGTGAATAATGTTATCAGCGTCAATGAATATACCTGTGTGACCACCCGCGCCAGCTGATGCCCCACGCTCGCCCCAGATAAATATATCTGCACGTTTGCTATCCCAACCAACATTTTCGGCGATTAATTCAAAGTCATTTTGAATTAGCCAATCGTGCATGTATTCTGTATTTAATAACCATCCTGGATTGCTAGCACCAGCATAGATTAATGCGCTACAAACAGAACTTGAGCAGTCATAGCTATCAGGGCCATTTCGATATTGCATAGAATAGCTAACACGGCCTTCTTTCAAACCCATCCATGCTATGGCTTTTTCTGTGTCAACAGTCATCTACTCCTCCTTTTTGAAAAATGGATAAACGATAAGAGCTAGCAATGAAAGTGGAAAGTAAAACACAATCAGCGCTACAATCAAAGAAAATTTAACAATCGCTCTCATCTTATTCTCCTATTTAGGTTCGTGATAGTTCAAAGCTTGTTCGCTATCTCCAACGCCAGACGTTGTAGGGTCAGTTACGACACCTAGTAAAACAAGCAATGTCACAGCTGTGTTAACAATGTCTGCGATGTTTTCAGGTAGGGTAAGTCCTAACTGCTGTGCTAGCAGGATAATTGTTCCTGCAATAGCAATCAATGTTGTTTTGTTTTTGAAACGTAATTTCCAGTTAATCATGTTCTTTTACCTCTTTATTTTCCAGGCGACCAATTCGATCGCTCATATACGACATCTCCTTTTGCACAACTACGATTGTATGTGAGATGTTTTGTAATTGTTCTGTGTTTTTGTCAAGGTGCCTTTTCAGCCATTCTTCACGTTTATTTGATTCTGCTTTCGATTGTTCGTGATAATTGATTATCTTTTCTTCACGTTTGTCAGACGTTCGAACGAGATAACCTACCACGATGAAAAAAAGCAAGATGAAGAGAATAGCCCAAACGAACTGTGATTGAGCTACTCTTTCTGCTTGTTCTACAGTCATAGAGCACCTCGCTATCCTTTTGCAAGGTCTCCGTAGTTAGCGACGAACATTTCCCCATCTTCCGCTTTTGCTTTAAGTGCTTTGGCATCTTCGTTGTTGTATGTGAACTCAGATAGCACTTGCACAAACGCTAGCTTGCCCTCGTTTAATGATGGCTCGTAATCTGTATCTTCAATAGCGAAGATGTCGAATGGTTGGTAAGTAGTCCCTTCGACTGGTTTCTCGATAAGCTCAAGCATGTTTCGATAAACGTCAGGGTCAAGAGATAGACCAGATGTCAACATAAAGATTGCTTGAACACGTGTCATTTTTTCGAGGTGTTCAGCACGTGCTTTAGCGTCAACTGCCAACGCTTGCGCTCCTTTGGCTGCTTTGTCAACTTTTTTAGTTGTTTTTTCTAAGTCATTTACTTTCTCAATCGCTTCTCCCATTGCGCGCTCAACGTAGTATTGTTTGAAAAATTCTTCTAACACAGCATCGACGACCTCAGATTCTGATGCCTTGGTCAAATCTTTCTTGATTAACATAGGAATAAACAACCCGTCAGCGCCACTAACTCCTGTAAACGTTGCTTCAACTTCGCCGTGCTCGTCGTATTGTGGATAAGGTTTGGTTGCTTCTAATTTTTTCATCATAATTATTCTCCTTTTTTGCTTTGCTCAAATTGCTCTAAAATATTGTCGATAACAACGATTTCTGATGATGTAAATTCATCTTCGCACTCGTCTAAAAAGTTTAAAAAGTCAATAAATCGCTTGGAGTACTCACCCCCCTTAATAATGACCTCTTCGTCAGCTAGCTCGTTGAGAAGATCGTTAAGTTCATCTAGTTTCTGTGGGTCTTTCAGCTTGATGTTTTTATTTTTGTCAAGTTTATACTTGTTGTCTTCAGTTTTATCGGCATATTCATCTAAGATGTCAGCTTCATCTTTGGCGTACTCGTTAATCTTGTCACCGACTTTAGAGAGTAACTTTGCACGTCCTCTGTTTGCTTTCATATTTGTGACTTTTGTTTTGTCAAGCACGTCATAAAGTGTGTTAAGTTCTTTGTTTTTTAGTTTTAGTTCCATTTTTTCTCCTATAAGTTAAGCCCGTGTGAGTTATATTCGCCGATGATAGCTCGCGAAGTATTCCCATCCCACGACCACGCCGCGTTGTTTGCATGTAACCAGCAAGACCACAAAGCCTTAATCGAATGGTACAAATCATTTAAATCAACCATTTTAGGCATTTTTTCAGGCCTCATCTTAAAACCACGCGAAATGTTGAAATCATCGCTGAAAATAAGAGTGTCACCGTAAATCTCAACTTGGTCAATTATCGCCCCGTGCGATGTACCTCTCGCAGCACGGAACGCCCGCAATCCTGCAAAGCGACCAGAAGACATACTATTGACACCATCCCCTGACGAGGTTACACCGATAGAAGCATAGACAGAGCCTACACCTTGGTCTGAACTGCTCGAAACATCGTTAAAGTGTACAAAAGCAGTGTGTGTGCCTTTACGTCTGACTAATGCATTGTATTTACTGTTGAAGGCAATCTCTGCATTACTGTTGAAACTGATTCCTGAATTATTAAGATCAATAATCATTGCACCGTTTCGAGCCCTAATGACTTTGCCCTCTAGTAAACTAGTAATCGTGTGCTCGATTTTAGCTTTAATGAAACTAGCATCTAATCCTACGATACTACTTGCATTGAGATTAATAACCCTTATTTTCGCAGCATCAATCGTACCTGCTATAATTTGGTCAGCTCTGATTTTGATAGCTTCTGCGATTTTCGTAGTGAATGTACCATTTACTGTTGTATTCCC